GCACTGGGCAAGTTTCTCCATACATTTCCATGCACGGTACTTGTACTTGCACTGGTCTTGAATCCGCTTGTCCTTTGATTCCAGCAAAAGGCAATTTGATCATTGCTCTTTCAGTCCAGAAAAAAGTATTGCTTGGATCCTTGTCAGGTAAGAAACGCACTACTGCTTCTTGATTTTCCTGTATGTTCCAGTGTGGGTAGATGGCATTGTCGCCGCCTGTTGATGAAGTGGAGCGATTCACTTCTTGAGATTTTAATCTCGCTCTTATTTCAGCTAGTGTAGCCATGATGTAAGCCTCCTATTGTGCCTATGTTTGTTTTTGTTTTTTGCCTAATGTATATTAGACATAAAGAATAATATACACACTTATTTATCTGTTGTCTAGTGGAGAATTTGGTATTATATACCGGATAGTCTTTTAATTACCGCTAATTCGTCTTCTTTTACCGACTCATTATCGCTGGCATATTTTTGATTTATTTCTTGTGCAGCTTCTTCGGCAGCTTCTCTGTCTTTTTTAACTTCTGCTACAGATGTATGTAGGAAGTTAGCTAATTCAAGATCACTCATTTGTGTAACAGTTGGTCCACCGCCCACGCTCTCTGCGGCAAAATCAAAATCTTCCAATTGCATTCCTGCCAGTTCTATGGCGTCTTTAAGTGTATATTCCTTGTCAGCCACTTTAAACTTGTCGCCGGGTTTCATGCCAGCTGCTTTGGCTTTTTGCACTGCCTGGGCAAACTCGTTGCCTTCGGTTTTAGTGCCTTGTTCGTCTCTGTATTGTTTTGATATCTCTGCGTATTCCTGTGGTTTTAATTCATGCACTTGTTTATTATGTGTTTTTTTTAACCAATCACGAAATCTATACTGATCATCTATGCTGGCTTCAGCTTCTTTCTGAGTTGTTTCTAATAATCCCATGCTGTCTAGACGATCCATAATCCATGTTTCTGGGTCACCGTCTCTGGCTTTGACCACACCATATGGCATCTCGCCATTGCTCATGTAATAGGACATCAATTCACGATACAGTTTGCCAAACGTTATTAGATTTTCTCCAGCCAACACTGCTTGATATGATTCTGCATTCTGGTCCAATATCTTTTGCACTTCTTCTTTCTCTTCGTCTCCCATGCCATAGTCTCGAGCCTGAGGGCTTAGACCTATGTCTGCTGGTTCATCCTTCTCTTTGACTGTCACTGATTCTATTCCTCTTTGTACGTAATCTTGCTGTACCCACTCATTAAAGTCTGCATCAACCATTAATTTTTCCATTTGGTCATCTGTTAATTCTGTGCCATCAACAAATTTAGCGTCTTGTAGGTCGAATATATTATCACCGGTATCTTGCATTTCGTATTCTACGGTTTTTAGATCCACTTGTTTGCCATCAATCATGATAGATTCGTTGGCTGCTTCCGCTACTGATGCTTCTCCAGCCATTGCTGGTTCTGTTTGTTTTGCTGGTGCTTTGTCTGTTCTATTATCCGATGCAGCGGCAGCAGTTTGCAGCGCTGTGATCTGTTCTGGTGTGTAATAATTTTGTATGTTGGGACTCTTTAATAGGGTGTTCATGATATAATCCTTAACAGTATCACAAGCACAAGCATCTGGTCCTTCTTTATCTGCCAATTCGCCCAATTGGTCAAACAACTCATCATCGCCAAATCCTAAGCCTTGTAGAGTTGACACAGCATTAACTGCTTCATTGCCCACAGGAAAATGTTTGCTCATTAGTTCTTTTAATTTGCTAAAATTCTCACCAGCATGATCTTCATCAGGTAATGAATGAATTCCTTCGTTTACTTTGGATTCTGTTCTGTTTGCCCACTTTTCAAATTCTTCACCTTCGCCTTTGGCTTTGCCTTGACGATCTTTTTTAGGAGCAAACTTGCTGGGATCTTGTCTTACTTCGTCAGCGTATGCTGGATTCTGTTGCATTTTTTTATAATCATCAATATATCTTTTTGCCAATTGTATTGCAATCTTTTTATTTTTTGTATAATTTTCATCTGGTTTGAAGAACGGTGCTCCTTCGTTGCCCATATCGTCGGCTACTTGGCTAGCAAAATTAGCAATTCTATCTTCTTCGTCGTTTCTAGTTAACATTCTTGAAGCGATATCTGATAGAATAGAACTTAACATAGTATTCTTATTATTAAATTTTGTTACTGATAACATCCTATCAGCAGCAGGATCTGCTCTTAATACTAATTTTTTTTCTGGATTAGCTAGGAATGATTGTACCATTGCTGAATGATCTACCGGTGGAGATATCTCGCCATCTCGGTCATCATACTCTTTCATGATTGAATGAATCAATGGTAGAGCCGATTCTACTTTGTCATCAAGGTGTTTTAATGTAAATTTTTCTCTTAAACTATTTCTAGTAGCATCATCTAATTCAGCAATAGTGGTAGGTTGAAAACTTTCTTTAGTTTTCATATAGTGTGCTTGCTTGCTTAAATTTTTTACATAATTTCTCATGTTCTCTAATTTAAGTCGACTTTTTTCTATAATGTCACCTACTGAATTGTTTAACTGATCTTTGTTAGCGGCATATCGAGCAAAACTATTAAGCTGAGCAATCTGTTCACTCATTGATATAATATGTTTACCAAAATCATCATGAGGTACGCCACCATTGGCCACGTGTCGAGCCATTGCTCTTGCACCTGCTAAATGTTTCATTGGATATTTGAATCTTTCGCCTTGTGCGTTTTCAATGTACAGACTATTAATTTGTCTGCTTCTAGCACCCGGCACAGATTCATCCACTGCTTTTGCATGTCTAATGATTAATCTTGTTTTGTCTAAATTTTCGTAAGAAGATTTCTTAGTTCCTCTAAGACTTTCTGCTACTGGAATACCTGCTAATCTTGTTAATCGGTTTAATTCTTCAGACATGTTATCGTCTGTATTTACCGTTTGATTCACATCTGCAAGATTCTTGAAATCCTGCTGTGTAAGGCTGCTTTTTGTGATATCTCTTACATCAAAACTCACTTGATGCTCTACTGCAAAGTCTTTTAGTTCTTTAAGGAAATTGTACCAATCGGCTCTAGCAGTGTCATCAATTTTCTCTACTAGTCCTTGATTATAGAACACTTTCATGCTCTCACCATCAGCTATACTGATACTCACTCTGCCAAAATTGTCAGAATTTTCACTGAATTCAAAATCAAAGAACACTGCTGATTTAGGATCTGCAGTTACGTTACCTGCGCTGTCTCCTAACTGTATGTTAGAGAACTTGCTGCGTATTTTATTGAATAAATCCTGTGATGTTTTGGGCTTGATCATATTGTATTTATTAAGAACCCAGGTTAGCAAATATAGGCATTGGGACAGTCCATTCTGTGGTTCTGTCAGTCCATCTTTCGAATATTTTAGGGTCAAATGTGGCTAAAACCTGCATCATACGAGTCATTAATAGACAAGCACTCACAAGGTCATCGTGCTGTCCGGGCTTGCCTTTGAAAGAAATACCTGATGCTACGAAGTCTTTTAACTCTGATATCAGTGGTTTGCTGTTAATCTTCATTTTTCCTGATTCTACTAATTCTTTAAATTTAGCACAGGCTGCTATTTTATGTTTAGCAGTTGTGTTAAATCCTCTTCGAAATTTTCTACGATGTCCTTTTCGTATAGGTTCACTTAAAAATTGCCCATGAATATTTTCTTCTCCTAGATCCATTACTCTCAATAACACTGCTTCTCCTAGAGTATTGTTCTCCATACTGTAATATATTGCAGGAGTTTCAGAAGGATTTTTTTCTACAATTGACTCATGTATATGTTTTGTGATTGCTTGTAATATTCTAACCTGTTGGTTGGCAGGTGTGGTATTGTTATGCCATTCTCCCACTTGTTCAAAACTCGGTAATTCAAATATCTGTATGGCTGCAAAGTCTCCTCCTGTGCCCAAACTAGGATCCAGTGCCACCATGTAGGCATTGCCCGGTGTGGGTGTTTTCCACCAACGCACTTGTCCCATATTAATCAATGGATCTTTGCCTTCTAACTCCACTAATTTTATACTAGAGATTAATGTTTCATCAAAGATTAAGAATTCGCACTCGTGCTCTCGACGAAATCTTTCTTCTCCAATTCTACTTTTTTCTTGCTCGGCCCATTTTTCATCTCGATCTGGATGTTCTGACCAGTGAGCTTTCATAGCATAGAAACCATTGGTTCCTACGGTGTTATCGTTACCATAGTCATCATATCTTTTTAAGGCTTCTTTCCAAATTAAAGCGAATTGATCTTCATCTGAGTTGGGTGTGGAAGTAATTAAACATTTTCCTCCTGTGGATAATGTAGGAGATAATGAAGTCCAGAATTCTTTGGCTTTCTCGGGCGGTTGCACGAATGCAAACTCATCGCAATATATCAAAGAAAGTGACATACCTCTACCTGTGTTCTCAGTGGTAGTGGTCGCCATGATTTTAGAACCATTGTCAAACTCTATGGAATTTCTGTTGTATTGCGTAACACCTGCCTTGATCCACGATGGCAACATCTCATAGGCATATCGCACCCTGCTCATGATGTCTGATGCTCCTTGATATTTGTGTGCCGCAATCAGTATCTGTGAATCGGGTTTGAACATGGCATACCACAGTAGATAGCCAGACGCACAAGTGGTCTTGCCTGTTTGTCGTGGCAGCATGGCAATGCTAAATCTGTGACTATTATAGCTTTCTATTAATCTTTCTTGATATGGATATGGTTCAAATCGCATCTCTCCTTTGGTAGGATGCTGGATTCTCATGAATTCCTTCATGAAGAAAAGCGGACCTGTTTTAGGATCCATGCATTGCTCTAATCTTAATACTTGATCAGTGGTGTACTTGTGCTTCTTGTGAGCTTTTTTTATCTGGTCTGAATCTAACGATATGTATGCCATGACTATTATTTAAGTGTAAAATAGCAACACGTTCTATATAGATAATGAATGTTTGGTAAAAACTAAGCTACCGTAAATGATGTGGCTGCTGTGACAGTAGATCCACTTACATCAACACCTGTAACTCCAAGCACGGTTGAGCCGTCATCGTTTGGATTTAAACCAATTCTTCTCACTCGTGTTTGTATATCTGCAGCAGTGGCATTTTTATCCATTGCTAAATGAATCGTACCTGCACTTGAATTGGTAATAAAATAAGCCAAAGGATTAAGCTCTTTTAGAATCATTTCTACGGCACCATCGATGTTTGTGGCTCCAGCAGTTGACTCGTCTTCAGTTCTTAGATCGATTGCATTACCATCTGTTTTTTTTACTGTCAGTAAAAAAAGATTAGCATTCACCTGATATAGGTTTCCTGCTTGTGCTTGTACCCCTGTTACTCTTGTTACTGTTGCCATACGAATTATTTACCTTTTGATTCTTTGTCTTTGAGAGCTTTCTTCATGGGCTCTGTTTTATTGCCATCTTTGTCCATATCTAAGAAATCTGGTTTAGCTTTAGTTTCTTGATATGTTTGTTTAAAACTCTCATATTGAGCTCTTAGACTGTTGGATAATTGTTCTTCTGTGATTTCAGATTCTCCCATCTTAATTGCCATGGGATTATCTCCGCCTGCTGCTTTAACATAAGCACCTTTTTCACGATTTAAATCTGTTCCATTTGGTATTGCTGCTTTGATGTCGCTGTATTTTTCTTTTGGAGTGTTAGCATAATCTTCATCTGCTTTTACTTCTGCTGGTTGATTGATCATATCTTGACTAACTGGTTGTACTCCTGCTAATTTTAATAATTGCATCATCATTGCTGCTTCTTCTGGATTGTCTGTAGCAATAACAACTGATTCATTCATTTTCTTTTCTTTGTCTTTGATAGCTTTTTTCATAGGTTCCTTTTTGTTACCGTCTTTATCCATATCTAAGAAGTCTGGTTTCGCTTCTTGTACTGATTCATTTTCTTTTTCTTCTTTGTGTACTCTATCCCAAACATGAGCTTGTGATTGTCCATGTTTTTTAATAAATGCTTCTCTGCTCATATCTACAGCATCTGATTCTAAATCCATTAACCAACTTTTTACTTTGCCTTCTTCCATTTCCGCTTCAGTTACTCCTGCTGCCTTCATGAATTTTGCATTATCAAAATTTGGATTGAAATGTTGAAATATAGCTGAATGATGTTTAGCATATTCTGCTCTCTTGATTGGATCTTCGATTTGTTTTAATGTATCTGCAACATATTGAAAATGTTGACGTGTCATATTCTCATCTATTTCGCCTTCGTTTTTTTCAACGCTTTTAGCAATATCATGAGCTTTAGTGATTGTGGATTTTTTAAGAGGAGGAGTATCTCCTGTAGATTTCATAGCCTGTGCCATTCCGATTGCATATGGATTTTTTGCTTTTTCATCTACCGCACCGTTGGTTTTTGCAACACTAGCGATTGCATCTTTAACATCTACGTTAGGATTGTTTTCTTGAATTTGTTTAAGTCTAGTTAAGATATCAATCATGTCCATAAAATTATTTTCCTGCTGGGTTTGGGTTGCCTTTTACTGCGCCCTTGTGTGCTGGTTTAATTGGAGACACAGAATCTTTCTTATCGATTTCGTTTTTCTGTACTTCTTGTTCTACTTTAATTTTAGCAGCAAATTCTATTTTTTGTTTTCTATCTTTTAATAATTCTTTTAATAAACTTTGATTAGCTCGATCTCCGTATACTTCATCTGCTTTTACTTTTGGAGCATCTTTGTATTCTACGTCTTGTAACATAGATTTAAATTCTGATTTTTTCTCAGCTTTTGCTTTCATTTCTTCTTGATACTCTTCTGTGGGCTCACCAGGTTTTCTCACAACGATTTGATTAGGGTGCAATCTCATGCTGTCAGCAACCAATGTTCTCATCTCAAATACTGATGCTGGATACATTGTGGTTAATTCAAATATTGTTACTGCTTCGTTTTTTAAATGAGGAAAATCTAATGGCACCTCTTGTATAGGAGTTTTTTTGCCTTTTGACAAAGTTTTAACTTCGTATTTTTTTAGTACTGTCTCTAATTTAGAGCCAAAATCTTCGCTTAAATCACCAGCTACTTTGATTTTGTAGTTGTATTCTTTAGTTGATTCTGCTAGATATTGTTTAAAGTCTGTCATAATGCAGTATTTAGTCTTTCTTCAGCAGTTTCTTCATTAACTCGTTACGATCGCTAATGATCATGCCTTCGCTTTCAACCGGTTCGCTAGTGTCGTCTGAGCCGCTTTTATCTATTTTTAACTTCTTAAGCTGTAGCTCTACTATCTGTAATTTTTTATCAATTTTTTGTGATTTTGCATCTATAGCATTACGCAACATTGAACTAGCAACTTCAAAAATACGTCCTGAATACCTGCTGTCCACATTCATACCTAAATCCATTAAGTTTTTGTAACTCTCTTCTGCTTCCATAGCTAATTTGTCTAACTCTAGATCACTGAGTTCTCCCAGTCCTTTAACCTGCGGTAGTGCTGCTGCAATCTTATCAAATTCTTGATAGGTTTTTTCTAATGCTTTGGCAGTTTGGGGATCTACATTTTTGGGTATAGTGGGTTTATCTTTTTCTTCTCGAGATTTTTCTTTATCATCCACTTTAGCGAATGCTTCTTTAACATTTGGTAAATTCAGTATCTCTTCTAACTTGCGTGTCATGTTTGATATTTACTTGCGATTGCCTTGATGGAATAATTGTTCTTCACTCAATACTCGAAAAGTGATTCTATTCTGTCGAGCATAAGCAGTAGCAGCCTCCCATTTGGCTCTATTAATAATCACCTGTGTTTGTCGTCCTGAGCTTTTACCAGCACGTGCCATGGTAATTTGATTCATGGGTTTTACTTCTATTAATTCTGCATGCTTACTGCCATCTTTGTCCATGTAAACTATAAAAAAATCTGGCACATAAATTGTATATTTTCCAGTGAGTGGATGACGATAAGGTATTTGTATGGACTCGCTGGCCCACTGATATACATTCGGATGTTCATCACACAATCGCATGAATGAGTGTTCCCAGCTACTTCTATAGGTTGGAGATTTTAAACCCACGTACTTGGCAGGATTCTTCATTATGAATTTTCCTCTAGCGAATTTCATTAGGCTACGATATTTCTTGAAACTACGTCTTTACTATCTCTGTTTTTTCTCACACCCAATCGGCTGGATTTAAATCTGTTGGTGTTAAGAATAATTGTTATCAATTCACTCATTTGTACAGGATCAGCTTTACCTAACGTATCTAATATTTCCATTACTGGAACAGAATCAATCTTTGCCTGTTGAAGTATAACATAAGCAGTCTCTTCGGCTGGTTGTCGATCAAATCCTCTCTTAACAAAGAATGCTACAGTGGCATCATAGTCATTGGCATTGAATTGAAATGGTTCTACATACTGAGTAGTTGTTAGAGCATCAATAGTTTTTTGTAAACTATCTTTGTCTTTCTGTGGTAGATTTGTATAAAATTCAGTCATTATAATACTGCCTTCTCTGCTATTATAGATACTTCATTAGTGATTCTATTAATTTTAATATATCCTTCGTTAACCAATTTAGTTATATCAGAAAGAGCTCGATTTCTATAAATGTTTTTAACAGCGACAGATGAAGAAGCAAATTCAACATCACTCTGTGCTATAGATAATCCTTTTCTAGAACCGTTGCGTTGATAATATATACTTGCAGCAACTCTATCTCTTGCAGATAGATTGGTTTGTAACAAATTAAATGACTCTGTTGGACTCAAATAATTTTGTGTATCAATGATAGGATTGTTGATGACTCTACCGGTATTATTTTTATTGTCAATTGTGCCTTTTGCTCCAGCTAAAGTTATTCCTACTCCTGCTACTACTGCTGCTGTGCCTACTGAAAAACTGCCCACAGGGTTAGTTATTGTGCCACTATTCTTGCCTATTTCTTGAACTCCCGTTTTAGAAATACCTTTTAATTCTTCCTTAACATCTTTGGCTTTGACTTTTTTTGCATTATTGTAAGTGTTTATACCGGTTAATATAGTACCTAAACTAATGTTACCGCCAGCAACGTCACTGATAACAGATCCCACACCATCTACTATTCCTCCTGGTCCAAATATTGAATTTGTTCCTCTGCCTAATACGCTCAGAGGTGATGGTTCGTTATCATAATGTAATGTTGCAAATCCACGAATGTCAGCTTTGTTTACATTGCCCGCTCTATACAACACAGACTCATACATCACTTGCATGGTATTGCTCATAATTCCACCACCATCAGCTTGATCAAGGTCATCATGACTGAATGATGTTATCACAGGATTAACTAGAGTAAATGATGTAAATTTTTTTCTGTGTAATACAAATATCTGTATACCTCTTAATAATGGTTTTTTTCTTGCTTTGGCATTATCCATACCAAACTGTCTGGGAATACCTTCTCCGGATTCGTACATGGTATCTTTGCCAAAATTTGTAATAGTACCATTGGCTCCACCCAGTGTAACAGAATCTGCAATGTTGTACTCATAGTAAGATTTCCAAAAAGCATTCACAGTGTCGGCTTGGTCATCGTGAAATGATATATTAACCGGTTGATATTGTATTCTAGTGGCTACGAAAGTCTTTTTATTGTATTGTAATTTTTCTTCATAATTTAAATTATATTTTGGCAACTGACAAGTTTTAACCAACATATTGAGTTCCAACTTCTCACCATCTGTGAATGGTCTTTCTCCTGTAACAGTATTGTCGATATCAAATACTACATGGAAAAGGAATTTATTTTTTGGTGCTAATTTAAAATTATCATCAAGATACAAACGACTGGCATGTTGATAATCTTTCATGCCTGGAAGACCGTCTGAGAATCCTTTTAAGAAATTATTAATACTTGGCATACTCTATATTTATAGTCACAAAAAAAGCGCCGTTAAAGGCGCTTCTTTTGCTATAAACGAAATGTAAAATTATATACCGCCGCCTGTTGCTAATGAACCGATGGTTCTTGTCAATGCTGTGCCAATTCCTGTGCCTTGTGGAGTTTGTACTGCGTTGTCATATCTGATTGATAGAGTGATTGTAACTGCCTCAGATGTAGCATAAGCTAGAGTGTTGTAGTTCACTGATTGTACGTATGAACCGTAAAGTTCCCAAGTTTCTAATATGCCTGGTGCTGTTGCGCCATTGCCACCATCTAGCATTTCAATTCTGGTAGTGAATTTGTAATCAATACCTGATGCTGCTGATGACTGTTCAAAGAAATCAAATTGTTTTTGCACTTGTTCGCCAACCAATTTAGAAACAGAGTTATTAACATCGTCTCTTAAAGTTAATGTGATAGCTTCCCAAGTATGTTTTCCAGCCATGTAAATTCTTGAGTTATAAACATCTAGTGTTACTTCATCAAAAGTTAAATTAGGTCGGGTAACATCAACCACTTGTTTAGTAATTTCTGATCTTGGTGTTGATACACCGAAGTTTTCAAGAACTACTCTGAAACGATACTGAAGTTTTGGCATCAATAAACCTTGTGATGCTGAACTCTGATCGTTTGCTAATGGTACTGTAAATTTACTTAATGTTGAGATTGCCATATTTTTGTTCCTTTTTATTTACCGGGTATTAAACTCCCAAGTTAGCTATTTCTCCTGTGTTTTTAATTCTTAAAGGTATGTAGATAAACTCAACTGATTTCACAGGCTCAATTGCTATGTCAACATACAGTTCATTTCTGTCAATCCTTGTGGCAGTGTTGTTTGTTTCATCGCACACCACTAAGAAGTCATATAATGCTCTTTGACCTACTAGTTCTAACAAGAATGATTCGATAGCTGCTTTGATTTCATTTCTTGTTAAAGAATCATTTGGTTCAAATATAAACGGTTTAGCTATTTTGTCTAATTGTGTTCTTAGATAAACAGTTAATCTTGAAACGTTAATTCTATCTAGTGCTGAACTTTCAGAAGTTTTAGTTAAGTTACCAAAGTTTAATATTCCTGTGCCTGAAAAGAAAGTAATTGGATTTACTTTAGCAGAGTGCATGCTGTCTCTGATAGATTCAGTCAAAGCAATCTGTTGGAACTCGCCGGTAGCACTGTCAATGTATCCTACTGAAGTTGCATTGTCAACGATACCTCTTCTTGTACCAGCTGGAGCAAACCATGGGAATGCCACGTTGTCATTGTTGGCCAATACTCTCAGCATCATATGACTTGGTGGAACAACGATTGTGTTACCGGTGTTGTCTGTGGTTCTTCCTGATGGATAAAACACACCAAGATAATCACTTGACGTAACAAGACCTTCGTCTCCGTTATCAGATGCACCTGCTGAGTTATTCGCCCAGTTAGTGATAGCTGTTGAATTACCTGCTAATCTCATTGGAGAATCTCCCACAACAAAAGATGTATTGTTTCTGTCAGTGTTAAGATTA